GTGCGTTAAATTGTTCTTTATTTCCCATAAGGTTTTATTTATTTAAATTTCTTGTTTTGTATGCACCTGTATTTACACGCTGTTGTATTTCTTTTGTACTTAAATTATTATCCAAAAATACTTTTAAATATTTTGTAGTTGTTCTTGAATATTTTAAAGCGTTGTTATCTAAAATAGTTTTACCTAAAAACCCTTTTTCAATTTTAGCTATTATTGTTTGATAACTTTGAAAAGTATAATATTTGTTGTTCTCTAAAATAAACTGATTTGCTACAATATTTCCGCTTGTAGGGTTTTCCATGTTTCTTACTTTTGTTTCCATAGTTTTAAATTTTAATAGTTTAGTTGTGTTTCTTTTTCCCAAATGTATCGTAATTTGTTTTCAATAATTTCTATTGTTTCTTGATATTGGTTAAATTTTCTTAATATTTCAAGATTTTTATGAAAACTTTGTTTTGTTTTTAATTTTCCAAATAATAGTTTTTGATTTGCTTTACATGTTTCTATAACGTCTTGCAAATATTCTTTTTCTTTATCCGTAATATCTTGCGACAATGTTTTATAAATTAACTCTTTTGTATTTTTCATGATTAAGCGTTAATAAATATTAGTGTAAAAAGTGCAAAGAAAACAAGCGTTAAAATAATTTTGCTTGTAATGTCGATAATTTTAATTAGTGTTTCATGTTTCATAATAAAAAAAATTTTAGTTAATAGTATTTTATTTGCTTGTGATTTTTCACACGTCAAAGAAAATACAGAAAGAAAGAAAAACAAGGTATTTTTCCAATTTTAACAAAATTTTAACATTTGGCAAAAAGAAAGGGATTGAACCAATTTTTTTGGAACAACCCCTATTGAATTCACACCCCTATTGAATTCACATTTGAGGGTATTGAATTTACACCTATTGAATTTATTTTATTCTCTTAACTTCTCTGGTGCGATAATTATAAACTTCAATGATTTCCTCTTTGATTTCACTCTCATTGTTATATACATTTAGTCTCCTGCTCTCTGCTTTATATCTAAGAGTATCTATATCGAAATTGGAATTACTTATCATAACACTTTTCAACGCTCTCACGAATTTACTCTGAGTTGCTTTAATCACGATATCATTCATAACCATAGCATTTTCTAAAACTTCAGCTCCAAGATTTTTGTCAATAGTATATGATTTATCTCTTATTGCCTTAGATGAATTTGCACCTGTTTTAAAAAAAGCATCATTGATAGCACCTTCTGAAAATGTATGACCCCATTCCTTGTACATATTTAAAAGTTCAATAAAATTTACATTTCCATGTTCAGCTAAGTTGTTTACTCTTGCTCTGATATCCCAATTCTGACCCACATTATTTACCTCCTCTACATCGTTAGATATATAATCATGGGCTATAACATAATGAATTTCCATTCCAAGTTCTTCTAAAGCTAATAGTCTATGTTGACCATCAATAACCTTAAAATCTTTAGTTACTAGAATAGGCATTATAAGACCTCTCTTTTGAATTGCTTTCTTTATTGCTTTTAGATTAGCTCTCTTAATAGCTCTATTATAATTAAAGAACTTAAACAAGCCATAATCCTTAGTAGTTCCTACTTCAAACTTTACATTTGTTTTGTTTTGTTTTTTGAATTGGACTAATTCTGATAGCCTTTCTTGTGTTTGTTGTAATGATAATGATTCCATTTTTTTATTATATTAAATTAAACTAAATAACTAAGGGGATTATCCCCTCTTGAGAAATAAGTGCCATCCTCTAAAAAGAGGAAATCACCTGCTTCAAATTTACTTCTAAGGTAATCCTCACTTATATAAGTATTTGCTTCCTCTCTACAGGCTCTCAGCCACTCGTTAAAGCATCTTTTAAGGATTGTGTTGGGGTTGAGTTCATTGTCCTCATAAACTGCCTCCCTAAGCTCTCTAAATAGGTGGACGTCTGCAAAGTATCCAGTGAATAGTCCATCGGTCTTAGATAGGTTTTGAATTATCTCATGCCAATCAATCTCTTTGTACTTCCATTGGGGTTTGAATGTACAGTAACTCTCTTGATTTTCATCATAAAAATCTATGTCAAAATAAGAAATCTTAGCTTTCACTATATCGGCAAATTCAAATAGACTATTTATAGATTCATCGGCATAAAAATAACCTGCTTTGATAGTAGCTTCTGTCTCATTGTAGAGAGCCTCAATCTGAGACTCCCTACTGAGTTGGTCAAATCTAAATAACTTGTCTATACCTCTCATGATTCCATCTGTATCCTATCTGCGTATTCACACGCTTCATTGTATAGGTTTGAATTATTGTCGTAAATGTAATCTGCAAATAAATCAAACCATTCTACTTTTGATTCTTTAATCTGTTTTAATCTATTTTCTTGTTGTGTTTCCATTATAAATCTATTTTAATTTTATCCATTATCGCTGACTTGATTTCGTTTCTGTTATCAAAAAACCATTCATGCCATTCTCCCCTCACTGATGAGGTATTAAGATATTCATCTATAATGTACGATAGATTATACTCTATCGAATCTAAGGTATCTCCTACTATCTCTTCAAAGATATCTCCTTCTGTGTTGTTTGTTGGGTCTATCATGCGTTCCAGATATCATGTATTAGTTTTACTGGGTCTTGTTCTTCCTCACTCCAACACTTCATGATTTGTTCTCCAGTAGAATTGTCAATGTAGAATGTGTATTTACCAAATTGGTTTTCTATCGTAATATAACAAGCCTCTGGGCTTCGTTGTGTGATTTTCATTGTTGCCATAATTACCTTAGTTTTAGTTTTGTTAGTTCGTTTTTTATCATGTAGATTGAATCATCAATATATTCCATCCTGTGGTTTTCGTCATCAAAATCATCACTTGTCACTGAATCTTTGATTTCATTAAGTAAATAGATAATTTCGTTTCCACAATCACCAAGTTGCATTGCATCTAATATAGTCATAATTACTTGTTATTAAAGTTAAACGTTTCACCTTCTATCTTAATCCAGATAAGTTTACTGTAATTGATAAACCTGTAGGAACGTTCCTCCATTCCTTTAGCAAGTAAATTCATATCACACACTGGGATAAGGTTAGCGGTAATTGGGTCAAAGGATAAACCTTTGCCTGTAGTGTGTTTTACAACACCAGTTCTACAGTTCATGGTTCTAATAGAGCCATCCTTCTTAACGAACTTGGCAGAGAATACTTTGCCTGTCGATACTTTGTTTAAGATTTCTTGTAGTGTAATCATAATGTTTATTGTTTTAATTCGATTGCAAGATAGTAATTATTTTGCAACTGCCAAATATTTAAACAAAAAAAACATATAACCAATAGTAAATATTTTGCAACTGCCAAATATTATGACAAAAAAAAGAACCACCCTTTCAGGTGGCTCTCTAAACAAACTATTAACTAAATAAACAAATGAAACAGTCAAATCTATAAATTATTTTTGACTCCACCAAATTTATTTTACAATATACATTCCTTTAGGTACTGAACGAGTCAACATATACTGTACAGCATAACGTAATGAATCAATAAGGTGGTTATAAGTATCAATAGGTTTTATGCCATTTACTGCCCAAGCATAGTTATTGAACTCTTTGATTAAATTCTCTCCTTCTATATTTATAGTATAGTCTTGCATCAGTGCAATACCAGACAGGATACTGCCTTTCTTTTTTATCGTAGGGCTTAGATTCAATCCTCTGGTGGATAGTTCTGCAATAAGCCTAGGCTCACTATTATCGCAGATAATTAGTTCCTTTCCTGCGTGTCTGATACATTCATCATATAAATTAGAAGTAACCAATCCCTTTTTATATAAATATTCTTTTGCCCAGATTATTTTTCTATCTTTGTCAATGGCAACCTTTACAAGGGCTGAGGCATCTCTGGAGAATCCCCAATCCAAGCCCCATGCCTTTAAATCTATACCCTCATTGAATTGCCCAATCTGCCAGTCAGTGAAGATTACACCCTCTGCTTTCTGTAGCCAACCTCCCATTATCTGATGCCTAAACTTATCAGGTCTGCGTACCTTCATCTCCTCCAGTTGATTCACGAATGACCCGCTTAAATTCTCAACGTTATCTTGGTAGGTGGTGTGGATATAATTCACATTATTCTTCTGACCATTGAATCCATCTGGTATTTCCCTGTTCTGGTAGAACCTTTGGTATATCCAATGTTCTTTTGTAGTAGGGTTTAGGATTAACAGACATCTGTTCTTTACACCTTTGGCACGAATAGAATAATCTATCTTATCAAAGCTTTCCTCATCATTCAATTCCTCAGCCTCATCCAATACAAAAGTATTGACACCACTAATAGATTTAAGTTTGGCAGTCTGGTCTCCACTTGCAGTTTTAATCCCTGAGAAGTATATGGAGCTTCCTGTTAGATTGTTTATAATCTCATATTTAGTTATAGTGAAGTGTTCTATAACTCCCATCAGTTCTAGCTTCTCAATAAATTCAGGGATGATACTCATACTCGCTGAACTCATTGTGTAACGAGTGAACAAGACTTTGTTGTTCTTTTCATAAGTGAGTAACACCAAGAACACTGTTACTGCAAAGGATTTACCTGAACCCCTACCTCCAGTAATCACACTGTATCTGCTATCTGAATCGAACAGAGATTGGTATTTAGGATTTAGATTTACTTTATCCAAGATTTCTTTTTATATATCCATTCATTAATTTCTTTTATTTATATTATATAACGATTTATACTTACTTTTATTTTTTACGTTCTTTTGTTTCTGTTTATGATAAATCTGCTCGAATTCATCACATGGAATAAACTTTACTTTATCTTTATTCATCCTTCTTATCACGTTTACCCCAAACCTCAGATGCAGGTTTTACATAGTATCCTAATATTGGATTCACTAAGTAATTCCAAAAATCCTTTGGGAAGTTCTTTGGGTCTCTAATCTGTTTTGCTCTCGCCATCTTCTTCTGGTGTTATATCTATTGTCTTAGGTTTACTAAAGTCTATCACTGGGATATTAACCTTGGTGTCTATATTTATATTCTGTTGTTCTTTTGGTCTGCCATATCTATACTCAAGCAACCATTTCATGTGTTGAACTGAGCCATCCTTAGCTAATTTGGCAACCTCTATCCAAGCCTTCTCCTCACTGCCAAAAGCTTTCTTCATGGCATTGAGGGTCATCCCTGCTATATCTTTATCGGCAGTCTTACGAGGTCTCCCTTGTCCTCTGGAGATACCTTTGACAGCACCGTTATTACGTCTGCCATCAACCTTCCTTTTCATTGGTCTTTTTTCTTCTTCATTATCCATGAGAAACCTCCAATCCTTTAACACGTTTCAATTCCTTATCTACATCTCTAAATATATGGATGAGCTTCCTGTGTTCGAATACCAATTCTTTATACTTCTCTCTGTAGTAACTATCAGGCTCAAGATATTTCTTAGGGTCATTTGTCAGCTTGTTAAGTATTCTTGATATTTTAGAGTAAGCCTTTATAAACTTAGAATCATAAAGTAACACTACCTCTTCCATAGTTTTAACCCCATGAATTACCGTTGCATGATTTTTATTTATCTCTTTGCCTATATCAGAATACCCAAACGAAGTATAGTCTCTTGCTAACTTATAATATAAGTTTCTGACATAAACAACTTCTCTTATCCTTGTTGCCTGAGATATATCTATTTTAAATTCACTTTCTACTAATTCTCTAATCTGTGATAATTCCATTTATTTCTCTTTTAAATTCAACGTAAGCATCTACAACACCCTGACAACATTCGTAGTTTTCAGTCTCCTTATAGAATTCCAAAAGGTATCTTATGTCTTCTTCGAACAAAACACCCAACCTAAGTGAATGAAGTATGTCGTTAAAACATTCTTGCTTATCTAAATACATTTACTTCTCTAAAAATAAAACTACTAATAACATTACAATTCCTGTTATGTAAAAGATAGTTATCGTTTCAAATATCATATTTTCTATAATATACTGTTAGTTCTTCTCCTTTTTTTATAGGTCTCACGGTGTATAGTAGACTCTCTGTTTCATTATCTTTTATAAAACAGTTAGGACTATCGCTATGGTTTATAAACCCTCCTAGAGGCGTTCTAATTAGTTTCTCAGTATAATGATGGGTTACTCCAAAACAATGCCCTGCTACAATCTTTTCCGTAGCAAACACACCTTGTCCATGTATACTGCTATTTCTTATCGTTAATTCTTCTGGCAAAGGTCTATACATTATATATCTCCTTCTAATTCGTAGTCGTAAATCTCCTTGTTCTTTTCTACAAAATATTCATTGTAGACATCCACAGCCTGTTCAACATCGTATCTCCCTGCATTGAAAGA